CGGGACAAACGCTTTTAACGCCCGCTTTTTGGACCTGTATTGCTCCTGATTAGTTTGCAAAGTTAAGTCCTCCCATCCCCGATTGTATGCGCAACACGTTGTAGTTGGTCGCGAACATGTGGAGAGTATCGTTTCTGACACCCGACTTTGGTTTGATAGAAACTTGCGCGTTGTCGATTCTGGAGAAGTTGCAGGTACCCGTTGGTTGGTGTTCTTCTGGCTTAAGCGCGAAGGAGTACGAGTAGACACCTGGCATTGGGGAACCGGAGTGGTGGTTGAATGGTTGGACTTGGTTGAAGTACTTACCACCTTGTTCCTTGAATCTGTCTTGGCCGTTAAGAACCAACTTGAAGCTTTCGAGTGGACCCGAAGTTTCTTCGTCGAATTGAGTACCTTCTTGCAAGAGCATTGGCGCACCCGCGGAAGATGGCAAGGCAAAGCAGTTGGAGTCAAATACGGCTTGGTCAATGTTCGACGTCAAAGTGATATCAGTGTTCGTGAAGTTCCACAAGTTCGCATAGTCAGTCCCTCCTTCATCCAAGCACCAAACCAATTCCTTGACTGGGTGGTTGTAGGACAATCTCTTTTGGTTTTCGGAGCCGACCGTAACCGAATCCGTACCGGTGTGTTGGACTTGTTCGATCAAGTATTCGTGACCCTTTTGGGCGAATCGTCTGCGCTCTTCGGTGTCGAGGTAGATGTAGTTACCCCAGACCTTGAAGGTGGAACCGTCGGTGTAGTAATCGAATTCCGCAGACAAGTCAAAGTCCAATCGAACTTCGTGGTATTGCAAGGCAATCAATGGCAAGGCCAACCCTGGGTTTCTGTTGAAGAAGAAGAGCAATGGCAAAAAGATAGACTTGGCGGATACAACACCCGAAGTCATCTTACCGTAGTTCAACTTCTTGGATTCGTCCAAGTACAATTCAGAGTACAATCTCCACCACTTTTGGTAGTGTTTGTCGATTCTTTGACCACCGATGGACAATTCAACGTTCTTAATCGCACGTTCGGCGACCCAGGCATCACTGGATACACCAGCACCAGTTACCGTTTTCATTTCAACGTACATGTCCGCGATCAAATCACCGTTTCTGGCGATCGTGACGGAGACACGGCCGTTATCCGCGGCAGTACCGTTAACAGTTTGTTCGATGTTTTCCATCGCAAAGTTGGTGTGGCGTTTGTAAACCGCCTGGAAGAAAGTGACTTTTGGGTTACCAGTCAAGTAGACGTCTTGGGCGCCATAGGCGACGAGTTGCATGAGACCTCCGGCCATAGTGTGTGTTTTTGTACTATATACCAAGATTTTTTTTTCGGATTGGACCCGCGAAAAAACCCACTTTGATTTTTCCTGGTATATAGAAATGACCGACCAAGAAGAACCACTTCTTGAACCAACTGAAGAAACAGAAAACTCGGAAATTGTTTCCGACGATGATGATCAAACCACAGTAGGTGGTGATCTTCCTGTAATAGAAGATACTCTCGAATTATCAGAAGATGATGAAGATATAGAAATGTTAGAAGATGACGACGAAGGATATATGATGGATATGGGTGGTCTTTTAAGCTCCGTCCTCGCGACAGAGGAAGGCGATACGGTATGTTCCGCTCTGGTAAACATTTCTAGAAATTTGGAAGTTCAGAACAAAATTTTGATTAAGATGTTAGCTCAATTACAAAAAAATAACTTAGAAAAATAATTACCATGTAATAGAAGAAATGGACGAAACACATTATATCAGTTCAGATGCTAATCCGCGTGAATCGAATGCTATAATGTGGACGAACCAAATTCAAACCCTTAATCCCGAGGAGTTTATGCATCTTCTATCCCAATTGGAAGACATGTGGGACATAAATACCACCGATAATAACATGATTTCGTTCCAACTCGGATACAAAAATTTCATAAACCCTCAAGATATTGATCCCGAAACGGGTCTACCTGTACGTTTTGACGTTGAACTTGTTTCTGGAAATCATAAACGTCTAAAAATGCAACTTGGACAAATGTACCACCGGGCGGAAATATTGAAACTTTTAGATGTCGAAGACGATGAAGATATGAAAATATCTATGCGTATTAATCGTTTAATAGATCAAGTGGACGACGCCTGGCAGATCATTTTTAGAGCTGCTCGTATACACGATCGTATTAACAACCCAACGTACGTTCCTATAAATCCAGAAACTGATCCATCCATTTTTAGGTGTTCCACTATTGACAAAGTAGAAGAATTAGCACCGTATCAACAGGCTATTCTCGCCTGTTTACAAAACCTTTACGAAAACAATATCAAAAGGTACAAAGGATATTGTTCTATACAAATTAAGACAGAAGACGACCAAGATACACGGGCATGGAAACAATTTGAGACTATTCAAGATTACGTATATGGAGTCGCACAAAAAGAAACGAGATACGAACTTTGGAAAGCCTTGTCAAGTAGGGGTTCTGCGTATAATGATGTTATACGACACTTATCAAATTGTAAAGATATGCAGTTTCCTGAAATTATTAAAAATCGACACGTTTGGTCATTTAGAAATGGTATTTTCATAGGTAAAGAATGGTCTGCAAAGACAGGTCTTTACGAATCTCGTTTTTATACGTATGAATCACGCGAATTTAAAAACTTGGATCAAACTGTCGTAAGTTGTAAATATTTCGATAAGGAGTTTACGAATTATGAACACGCTGAAGACTGGTACACTATTCCAACACCCATTTTTCAGTCCATACTCGAATACCAAAACTTTGATGAAGAAGTATGTAAATGGATGTATGTGATGGGTGGGCGTCTATGTTTTGATGTAAACGATATAGATGCATGGCAAGTTATACCATTTTTAAAAGGTATAGCGCGATCCGGTAAATCGACACTTATTACAAAAGTATTTCGTAAATTCTATAACGCCGATGATGTACGTACACTTTCAAATAACGTCGAAAAGAAATTTGGTTTATCTTCAATTTACGATGCATTTATGTTTATTGCACCAGAAGTAAAGGGAGATTTACAACTCGAACAGGCTGAATTTCAATCTTTAGTTTCCGGTGAAGATGTTTCCATTGCTGTAAAACACGAAAAAGCAAAATCATTTGAATGGAAAACACCTGGTATTCTCGGGGGTAATGAGGTTCCAAATTGGAAAGATAACTCGGGTAGTGTTTTACGACGTATTTTAACATGGAATTTTGGTAAACAGGTAAAAGAAGCTGATCCAACTTTGGAAAATAAACTCGACGAAGAATTACCAATTATATTGCAAAAGTGTATCCGTGCGTATTTGGAATATGCACAAAAGTATGCGGACAAAGATATATGGAACGTCGTACCCGAATATTTCAAGACGGTTCAGAAACAGGTCGCGACAGTAGCGAGTACGCTCGAAAATTTCTTACAGTCCACGGGTGTAAAATACGGCAAGGATCTGTACTGCCCTCAGAAAGATTTTGTCGCGTTGTTCAATGCACACTGTCAAGCGAATAATCTCGGTAAGCCGAGATTTACACAGGACTTCTACGTAGGACCATTTAGTCAAAGAGAGATAGAGGTGCGTAACGAAGCCTTAACGTATAGAGGACGTATATATACAAAACAAGCTTTTATTTTTGGTGTCGATATAGTCAACGATGAGATGCAGTTCAGCAACGACCATTAAAATGTTAGAGTATAATAAGACATGGATCCCAGACAATTCGTGAAAAATTCCAACGTGAACATTCAAAGATCCGAGCCATCTACTAGCGATGGTCTTAAAATCGGTAAGTTTCACCCAGGTATGTATAACGTTCTCGTGAACAAAAAATATGAAGAGAAGGAAAAACGCGTGGATTTACAATACATTTTAAAACAAAAACCAATAGGGCGCGCTCAAATAGCACCTAATTTGTCCATAGATCTTAACGAGACAAAAGGTTATTACGGTAGATTTCAAACTGGTGCTGTACACACTGCTAATTTTGGTTTAAAAGGTGATTTGTCGAAAAACTTTTTTTCAGTACAGTTAAGTGGATACATAACAGATGGCGTGGAACGAAAAAATTTTACGTTTGTTATTTATGCGAACGGCAAAATTCGTTTTTCTAGTGGGTTTTTAGGGTCTAGAAATCTTAAACAGCAACCAGAGGCCTTGCGTAAATATATTATAGATACGTATACACAAAAACAACTCTTTTTATATAACGATATAGAGTACAATAATATCGCGGGATTTTTTAATACAAATGTTAATTTTAAATTACAGAAAATCGCTAGCGAAAACCCTTTAAAAGCTGAGTATGTATCGTACGAAGGTGAACTCTCGCCATTTCTTTATATAACGTATAAGGAGCATAAGTTTGTATTATCATCTAAAACGAATGCACTTGGTTCGGGTATAGTGCAATTACAAGGTGAAAATGATCCATCCGATCTTGAAAATGCCTATAATATAGGTGTCGAAATGATAAAACAAATACACGGTTTAGGATATACTATGGGTTTAGTAAATCGTAACGTTAATGCACCAAAACTTCCCGTTGTAAAACGTGTAAAAGCATCGACGTGTCCAAAACCACGTCGACCACCGTGTAAGGAAGGTTACGAAGTACGTAAAAATCCTCAGGGTTCGGACTGTTGTTTTAAAGTTCCAAAGAAAAGGGGTAAAACAAAAACGAAAAACATATCCATTTCTTATGATAAAAATGGTATCATGAAAATAGGAGGACGTAAATGCGATAGGTTAACAAAACCAGTTTTACTCGAAGTGGCTAAAAAATTAGGTGTCGTAGGTGTAAAACAAAAAAATACAAAGCAAACAATATGTGCAGCTCTCGATGCTATAGAAAAAGGTACATCTAATCACAAGATAAATGGTAAATTGTGTAGAAGTATGAAAAAAGAACAACTCATCACACTCGCACTTTCTAAAGGTATACCCGTAAATGATGGAGACACTATTAAAGTATTATGTGACAAACTTCAAAATAAGCCAAATACACCAAACACACCAAACTCACTCGCGAATGAAATGGAACAAGTACTCGTAAAACGAAATCGAAATATTAAAAATAAAAAAAGACGTCTTAACGATTCAAGTATCAAAAACGATATCGTTAAATTATACGGTAAGAAATGGATGTCTAAATACGGCTCCGTTATGGATTTAAATAAAAACGTTCGCGAAGTAAAGACTGAAATAAACAAGGCTGAAAAAAATAAATCACTCAACGTGACAACTCGCAACGGTATCATAAAAAAGATGGTTGCTAACGATATTAAAAAAGCGATGGTTAAAAATTGGATGTCCAACCAAGAAAAAAATCTCAAAAGGAAACTCATAGAAAAAGAGGCAAATAAATTATACGGTAAGTTTGGTAAGAATGTAGTAAACAATGTAGTAAAATACGTGTCGAATTTTCCAAAAACACCACCTCTTAATAGCAACAAGGTAAAGAATTATATTAAGATAAAACGCGAACTTCAACAAAAGTCACCATTAGCTTTAAAGAATAAACGCAAAAATAAATAAATGGACGATCCACGAGAACTTTTACGAAACCGTGTTCGACAAAATAAAGATGGGTTTATTGTAGATTACAATACCCGTTGGAATAAACATATTTTGTCGAGCATTATAGACGCTATGTTTTATACTTTAGCAGATTATATACGTTGTGAAAGGGAAAATAACGAAAAAGGCATGGGAATATTAGAAATAAATTATTATTGTACTGATGAATTTATAAACACTGAAAATCCTATAGAGTATCTAGAAACACACAGAGATGTAGATGATGTTAAACTAATGATATACATTTACGATAATATGTTGCGTATGGAACCCGGGCCACACAGGCGTACACTTTTGTACCTCACGAACATACTATACTTCGATTTATGATTTTATGAGGTTCAGATATTTGTTTAAGGTGTTTCGTATGATAAGAGAAATCGTATCCAAGAAACTGTTCTTTGATCTGTTTAGAAAGACCAAAAGCCTCAATTTTACGGGACGTTTCTGTACACACAGATAAACGTTCTAAATTTAAAAACCTGTCTTCCATCATTATAAACTCTTTAAGTGATTCTTCGGGTATACCATCTTTACGCATCTGTTCAAACATCTTTTTAGATTCACCGTGTGACATGTAAAAATACTTCGTTGAGTACCCAAGTACAGTAACACGTTCACCTGTGATATCAACACCACTCAAAAAGAACAAGGCTATTATGAATATTACGATCCATATAATCATAATACTATATATTTCTCCAACATAATAAATACATCTTTTATTTTATGAATGATATTGAATAAAGTATCTTTATCTTCTACATTTTGAGGTTTCATAATCTCAAATTCAATCTGATACGTACACGAATCTTCTGAATCCATGTCTTGAACATTACCAGAAACTTCCGTCAAGTCTATGGATAAATTTTTACGAATAAATGAAATTCGCGATTTACCCTTTTTACAATCCATCTCACTATCGTAATCGTGTTCGACTGGAATTTCTTTAGATACACAGAATCTTACATCTAAAGGTGTTCCTTGAAGTTGTTTAAAATCTTCAGTGTGAACACGTTCTTTACGCACTATAGTTTCTTCATTGGTCGTTTCATCGATAGTTATACGAAGATTATCCTTTTCACGGTAAAAAACTTCGGTTTTTGATACTTGTATACGTTCCCACCCTTGATATTTTTTCAATCCTTCCATTACATTCTTGAACGTTTCAAAACCAACATTAGTATCAAAGAATTCACCGTTATATTTACCAAGTCGGAATTCCATTTCAATGTGTTCTTCATTCTTGTTCTTTTCAAGAATGGGTTCAATAGTATCGCATATTTTGTGAACGTTCATGTTTACTTACATTTATATAACGCGTCTTCTTCTTAAGCCTTTTTTGTCCACTTTTTTTAGATGCACGGTTTTACAAATCTTGGAAATACGTGTTATTTTAATTCGGCTATACAAACACTTTTACATATACACGATATATCTATACACATTTTAAAAAACAAATATGAAGGTGAATGTATATTTACAAAAATATACGAACATATCGTTAATGTTTACTTTTCTACTCGAGAAGTAAAGGTATTTACACTCACACCACTATTAAACGAATTCGTAAAAATATTTCCAAGGTTTAAGATTGGCGAACCTCACGATGCTCAGGACGCTTTGTTATGTATAATAGACATACTCGAAAAAGATTACCCTATACTTAAAGAACTTCTTTACGGAGAAACGACACAAATTACGATATCACCGGTAAGCAAAAATGTTTCAAAAACGCCTTTTTGTATTCATTTTTTAAACATGGGAAACGAAATAAAAAGTGTAAACGAAATGATCGATGAAGGATACAAATGGAATACCATAGAAGGATACGTAGATGATAACGGCGATAAACATCACGTAGCTACTACGCGTCGTTTAATTTCCAAAAAACCAAAAATACTACTCGTTTCCTTCGATAAAAAAAGTCGTGTAAAGGTCGATACGCGTTTAAATTTAGGGTATGAATTACAGGGATCTATAATTCACAAAGGTATACAATGGGGTGGGCATTACATGTCTATGTGTAAACTGGGTAACGAATGGTTTATACAAGATGATGACACATTAGGTAAATTTTCAGAATTACCTAAAGAAGACAGTCATTATGTTTTGGTATACAATCTAAAAACTCCTTCATCTGAATGTCCTCCTTGATGTTCACGAGAGTTCTGTAAAAAGTTCGTCGATTATTAGGAAACGTCTTATCGGTTCTCTTTTTTATAGGTTTCCACCAAAATGGTCCAGTTTCCCACGTCACGTACATACACTCGACGATATCATTCTGTTTTAACCATTTGTACTCTTGCATGCGATCAATAGGAATTTGTGATTCGTGTATCAGTTTACCCTTTTCTTGGATATAGAGTCTCCATACCGGTGGTCCGGGTATACACCCAGGCGTTTCTACCGTGGGTGCTTTTTTCACTTTGAAATCGATCGTATTTTTGTTTCGCGGTTTCCATTTAAACATGGTTTCGTGTGTTCCTATACGAACAGGCTCGTTTACAGGCGTAAAAATAAGACCATCAATCTCTTGTTTTACATTTGGAAGGTAATCATCCATAAACTTTTTAAAGTCTTGGTGTAGATGAAACTTTTTCACTTTTAAAAAAATGGGATCCGTTTTCAGAACCATCATTTTTTTAATTGTTTGTTTACAGTGCTCTAGTCGTTCTAGAAAATTTTGTTTTCCAACAACTTCACCACACGTTATCAAACAATCATAAATCATAAAATCATTTTCGTAAAGTTCACCTTCGAGAATAGTACCTTCGTATACGGGTTTTCTAAAATTGAGTGGACACATAAACATTTCAAGTGCGCGATTTAAAAACACACACACTTTTCGTGTTTCATACATAAATGCGAGCATCATATACCTCGTACCATCCGTTTTTTCACACACGACGTAATCATTTTTTTCTAATACACCAAAATGCTTACGTTCTATAGATATAGGTTGACACCCGGGAAAAATACCCTTTGTCCCCCAATATGTTTCCATAAAGGAAATCGCATATGTGTAAAGTGGATCATCCGACTTTACAGATACACGAGACATTCTACTCTATATGTACACACTATTCTTTAATTTGTTTTAACTCCTGCGGCGTTTAATATATTACTTACACACTCATGACTATACGTCATGACTAACTTAGATGCTGTATACGCATGAATTTTGATACCCGCTTCTTGAAATTTTGTAAACATAGTTTTCATTCTCGGATGAATTTTGAATGCACCATTTTTTTTATCCTTTAAATTTTTCATGACGTTTTTATTCATCATAACCCACGCTTTAGCTGACGTCTCTTTTACAGTGTATACATCCTGTGAAACTTTATTCCCAACTTCGGTATCAAAGTGTAACCCCATTTGTTCTACGGGTTCAGATGATCCATTCTTTACTTTTTGTTTAAACATTTCCCAATCAATACCCTCAGTTACACCTGGAAAAACAAAGCAACCAATACCGTCGTGTTTATCAAACACTCTATCGAGAGAAGAATCATCTACGCTAATACCAAAGTCTATGAAAAAAATACGATCGTGTGATTTTAAGTACTTATAAATCATTTCAGACTTTTCAAAAGGTTCGTCGTCTACAAAAACAACTTCATTTTCAGTGTTTCCCCTCTGCATACACCTTAAATTAAAACGAAGAATGGTGTGAAGTGTTTTAACGTGACATGACTTACCACGTGTTACAAGTATGGTTGCTATTTTCATGTTTTAAAATGAATACGTTTCTAAACCTTAAGCCTGTCATTGAGACAGCCACTAAATGGTAAATTACCAACGTGACCTAATGTTGTATTACAATCGGCATATATCTTACCACCTATTTGCTGCCACCTTCTACAAAAAGCGTAATCTTCCGAAAGGTATCTTCTATTTTCGGGGTCAATCATACAATCAAATAAGGCACAATAATCATCGAAGTCCCTATTTTGGTGATCGTTTTTACAATCTAGGTCTTTGTAGTGTTCGTGCATTTTTTCGAGTGCTTTTCTGGTAATTACCATAAACCCGGTCGGTCCATCCAATACTTCGACGAAACCATTCTCAACCGTTCGGTGTATAGCACCTATATTCGCAACTAGACTCGAAGAAAGCATAGACAGATCGCGTTCATCTCCGGATTCTATGGCGCGTTTAGCTTGATCCCACATAACAACCTTCTTAGGATAAATAGAAACAGATACATCGTGTCCAGACTTTATAAGACGAACAACTGATCTCGGATCAAAATCTATATCAGCGTCTATAAACATGAAATATTCTGCATCCGTTTTCTGCATGAAACGACCAATAGCTACGTTACGTGCGCGGTGTACAAGACTCTCGTTTTCTGTAGTATCGATCATGAGCTGAATACCTTCTTGTATGAGAAGAAGTTGAAGTTTGATTATACCGATCATATATTTTTCTAAACAAAGACCACCATAACACGGTGTACTCAGAAATAGTTTGATCATAATACAAAACTATATGTTTATTCCTCTAAGTGCTTTTTAATTATAGTTTCTATCTTGTTCACCGTAGGTACGGAAACGCTACATTTATCACATACATCCGTTTTTGTAAACACACCCTTAAGAACTATGTATATGATAGTAGAAGCAACACTATTTGGTGTTTTACTCATAAGTTCAGAACACGTCTCGAGTTTTGAACACATCTGGTTACACGCGTATCTTTGTTCGCGCGTAACACCGAACGAATTGAGTAATCTTTGCATTACATCAAAAGGTCGCGTTACGTAATTTTTTTCCGTTTTGCCAAGTAATGTTTCGGTAAATAACTGCGTCGTTCGACTAATATCTTTACTTTGGATACGGAACATGTCCGCGATTTCTTTCGTTGTTCTTGGAATTTTAGATAGACGACACGCGTATAAAACACAGTTTCCTTTAATACCCGAACGAACAGCACCTCTTGTTAATTTTTCTAAATTGAATTTTCTATACATCATCTTAGCGTCTTTTAGAACAGAATCGGGTAGCATGTGACACGCTTCATCGATATCCTTATACGCATGAAATAACGCACGATCCTTATGGTTCATGGATTGATGAAAATTAATCTTAGCCATGCGTTTATTTTCATACGTAGACGAACTTTGCGTATATATAATCGTACCCTTACCCCATTCTTGCGAAAAAAGTTCGGGGTTCGCGTTTGGGCCACTACACCTAGACGGGTCGTTTATTTTACCATCGTCCGTTGCTCCACTCGTCCATTCAGCACTTTCATCTATAAACGTATTATCCACAAGTCCACACTCGGAACACGTAGGTATACCTTCCTTTGAAAAAATTTTTATTCCTTTACATTCTTTACACGTGTATAAATTATCAATTGGCTTTTTGATAGTTGGTTTATGTAATAATCTGTCCACATCGGACCATATAGCAGCCAATTCTTCCATATAGTACAAAATTAAATTTTAAAATTAAAAACATCGCACTTAGGTTTAAAAATTTAATTCGTCTGCATGTATTTTTGCATGCGTTTCTATAGCATTTACAATATCTTTAAAGCGTTTAGAACCAGGACTTCTTGGTTCCCATTCGTTCCATTCTTTATCTATAGTAGTGTGCGTTGAAGGTGGTATAACCATTCCATCAACTTGGTCGTCTGGAACAATAAAATCTTCGAGATCACTTCCATTATCATCTGATTCATCTATTATTTCACTATCTTCATCAGAATCTATTTCATCTATCATAGCGTATAAAGTATCTTTAACGTTGAAGAAAAAGTCCGGGGACTGGTGATGTTCACAAAGATTTTCAACTTGAACGAGTTCGTCTTTATCCTCTTCAAACTCGTATATTCGCGCACCTTTATACGTCATGGACGTTTCAGAATAGTAAGAAACAACGAGATAATCGTCGTTATTTTCTTTTACTTTAGCGTACATTTCATCTTCTATATCATCTTCTAAATTTACAAGAACCCGGACTAAATCTCCAGGCTGTATTTCAGAAAAATTAATCATATCTAAAGTTTTGCTACAAAAATATTTACAGATATTAGCACAGATGGGAGTTGAAATTTTATCCAAAGATGGATGTAAGTATTGCGAACACGCAGTTAACTTATGTAAGGACTATAAGTTGGAATACAACCAAACAAAAGTTGATAAGAACGAATTGAAAATGAGATGTGGTACACAAGCATCAACTTATCCACAAATATTCGTAAACGATGTCCTGATAGGTGACTTTTTCGAGTTTCAGGAGTATCTGGAAGAATCTGAACCAATGCTCTTACCAACACTCAACAGGTTTACTGTGTTTCCAATTGAACACGAAAATTTATGGTCTCTGTACAAAAAAGCACAGATGTCAAATTGGACAGCCGAAGAAATTGATTTTTCGAAAGATATGGACGACTGGGCTAATTTAACCGATAACGAAAAACATTTCATTACATATATATTAGCTTTTTTTGCTGGATCAGATGGTATAGTATTTGAAAATATCAATAATAACTTTGCGGATGAAATTCAACTCACAGAGGCTCGTTCGTTTTACGCGTACCAAGCACACAACGAAATGGTACACGGGGAAACGTACAGCAAACTCATAGATAAATACATAAAAAGTTCTTCGGAAAAGAAAACATTGTTTGAAGCTATTCAAACAATTCCGTGTATAGAAAAGAAGGCAAAATGGGCCATGAAATGGTTCGATAACAAAAGAGCGTTTGCAGAACGTTTATTAGCCTTCGCATGCGTCGAGGGTATTTTCTTTTCAGGGAGTTTTTGTGCTATTTTTTGGTTAAAGAAAAGAGGGTTACTTCCAGGTTTATGTTTTAGTAACGAACTCATAAGTCGTGACGAGGGGTTACATTTAGAGTTTGCAGTGGAACTGTTTAAAATGTTAAAAAACAAACCTTCGATGTCCACGATCGAAGAAATAGTGCGCGACGCAGTTTCTATCGAAAAAGAATTCATATTGGACGCGTTACCGTGTAGTCTCATAGGTATGAATTCCGATAAAATGTCCGAATATATAGAATACGTTGCGGATAGACTACTCAAACAAGTTGGTCACGATAAAATCTGGAACACGAAAAATCCCTTTGATTTTATGGAGAATATATCACTCGACGGTAAAACAAACTTTTTTGAAAAACGTGTCGGTGATTACGGGAAAATGGATGAAGATTCGACCGAAATTGAGTTCGACGAAGAATTTTAATATTATTAAGGGGTAATAACCACATTTCTACCATCGGAACAACCACACGTTATAGCATCACCGTCCGATTTTACAACGTCAAGTGGCTCCAAACGCATACCAGAATCAAACATAGAATATTGATCTTCGGACATACCCGGTAATGGTGAAGGCATGTCAACCATTTTTGGTGGTGGCGATGGCCCTGGTGCTGGTGCTGGTCCTGGTACTGGGGATGGACCAACGGTTTCTTCCAAAGGTGTTTCTATTAAAGCGTATTCTTCGCGCTTTATATTCATCATGCCCCACGTGACGAGCATGAAAACGAGCGTGTGAAAGGCAAGACCACGTATAGTCGGACACCCAGTTGGGCTGGAAACCCATGATCCAAATATTTTTCGCACTAAGCGGAACGTCTCTGGATTAGCAACAATAAAAAAAACTAGTGCAGACATTACGGAAATCAAAAATTTTTGTTCTTGTTTTTTACCGTTGCATCCACAACCACAATCTTTAAAAAGACCCATTGGTATATTTTATATATTTTATGGAGAAAAAAAAAACTGACTTAAAGTTTGCGTGTGTATATCATATATAAATACAATGTCAAACATCATCCAAGTTTCTGAGCAATTCGAACCGTCTTCTGTGTCTTTCACCAAATTGAAGAAAAACAAGAACGGCGGCAAAACAGTGTATATTAACGCACAAGATGGTAAAAAGAAACTCTACTTACAACTTCCTTTCATGCGTTCTCCATACGGACTTAGTGCATTTACCGACGAAGCGACGAATAGAACCTCGTATTCCCTTGACTTATCCTTTGATAAGGATAACGAAGAAGCCAATTCTTTGTGCGATAAATTAAAAGAACTCGATGAGATCATTATTAAAACCGTCGCCGAAAACTCCAAAGAATGGCTTGGTAAAGCTTACGATATTAACGTCATTAGAGAAGCCCTGTATAAACCACTCGTTCGTCAGGGTAAAGATGATTACCCAGACACTCTGAAACTTAAGGTCATGACGAAACCAACTGGTGAATTCTTAGCCGAGGCGTATAATTCTGCGCGCGAAATGATCACGGTCGACCAAATCGAAAAGGGTCAGCGATGTATGTGTATCGCAGACTTTAATCAAATTTGGTTTATCGATAACAAATTTGGTGTAAGTGTTCGCCTTTCACAGGTTCTTTGCGAACAATCGTCTAAACTCCCATCTTTCGCATTTCAGGGGTTAGAAAATACTGTCGAAGATGAAGTCGAAGAAGAATATACCGAAGAAGAAATCGATGAATAAAATATTATACTATATCAGTATGGAACGCGAACGTCACTTTGAAGATTTAAAAAAAATAGCATCACTTTCAAAAAATAAAAAAAATATAAAAACACAAAAACAAAGGAATCTTTTAGGAAAAAATGTCATAAAAGCTATAGAAGGTATCGGGTGTAAACCACAAAACGTGTTTTATAAACCCGATTCTCTTTTTAGCGTTAATGGTTCTTTAAGTACTAAAAAAGGAATACGTAAAGTTGGTAAAGGAGAATATGGTGAAGTATTCGTAGGGTGTATAGATAAAGAATGCGAAAAACCAGTTGCTATAAAAATTTCAACCGAACCGAACCAATTTGAATACAAAATAGGTAAACGCATAGAAAAGTTGAGTGGTACGAGAATGTATGCGTACCAAAAATGCGATAAATATTCCATAATTTATACGGAATACGCGAACAGCGGAAATTTGTCGAGTTTTATAAAGGATAATATAAAATCACTCCGTCCCATACATTTAAGAACTATAGTGACACACGTATTATATAATTTATATAGAATACAAAAAAAGTTCCCGACGTTTAGACACCACGATCTACACACCGATAACGTTTTGGTAAACACAAACATAAAATCGTCTGGTATTAGACGTTATAAGGTTAACGATACGATACTAAAAGTACACGATATCGGAATAGAAGCTTTAATAAACGATTACGGTTTTTCGTGCATACGAGGCATACCAAACCCGACGATCGATTCCAATAACTATAAAAGTAAATATGGTATATACAGGGAATCAAATCCCATGTACGATGTTCATTTTTTTCTAAATTCACTGAGAAACTTCTTAAAAAACGAAAAAGTATACGTGGGTGCAGAAACCATTCAATTTATCGATCGCATTTTACCATCTGAATATTTAGGTCCAACTACATATAAAGTGAACGAATTCAGGTTACGACCTTCGCCTATAGGCCACGGAAATTTACCAACGTTTAAACGTATATTTAACGATAAATACTTTTCACCGTACAAGGAAAAACAACCAGGTTTCGATATCACGAGTATAATAGGTAAAATGCCTTCTAAACCCAAAAATATAGTGGTCAAACACGGTGGTCCTTTACCTTTACCCAAAGTGTCTTTAGCCAAAAAAGGTTATGTAAAAATAGGTACGCGTAAGTGTTCTTCGTATAAAAAAAGTGAACTCGTTAAAATCGCAAATACTCTGAACGTTCCAACAAAAAACAAAACGATCGCAAAAATATGTAACGACCTAAAATTAAAATATATCAAATAAGTATATAAATGATACCATTTATAATTTTAACCGCGATAAATACATACATTTTTTTGAATACCGGTAAACCCAAACCCAAATCTCAGGAACAAACAGAAGGTTCATGGACTGTTTTCGGAACTTCTTGGTGTGGATGGACTACAAAACAACTCGACTATTTAAAAAAGAAAGGTATTAAACACAAATTCGTCGATTGCGAAAAAGGCAAATGCGACGGAATTGATGCGTTCCCGCAAATGGTTCACACTAACGGTGAAAAAGTTGTTGGGTACAAGGAAGTTTAATTAAACACCTCGAACAATTGCTATGGCGAGTGAAAGGATAAACGCGTCCAAGAACGTGTTAATTGGTTTAAGAACCGTGATGTGTTTAACGAGCGATCTATTCCATGCAAATCTAAGTACAAATGTACTAATAAGAATAGCAAGAATGAAAACAAGAATTTCAGTCAATACATCGTTCATTTTTTTAGCATTCGCAATATCTCTGAGCATTTTACTTATTACTAATATTTTTTTTCTACTCTATTAGTAATGAAGAAAACACTCCTTCCCCTGAGTGGTTCTGAACCAAAGTTTACAGAAAAGTTGTGGGGGCGAACGGTAGGTATAGGAAACAACAACTGTTATGCCTATGCGATGGGCGATTACGAAAAAATGCGCTTACAAAAAAGTGTACCAGGTGAACGTGCTGGTATTCGTAATCTTTCTCATACGTACACGCACTGTAAAAACTTACCCCAACGTGTCGTTGCGGATAATCCACAAAAAGTGTATATGGCAAAGGCGAGTGAAAAGTGTCGCCCAAATCACTATAAGGTCATGATGTTCGTGGCACCTGGTAACAAAAGAAACTATTTTAGACAAGGTGATTTTCACTTTTATAAACAACACGGTGTCATTGAATATAAAGTTAAAAAAGGTAATACGTACGATAATATAGCAAAATTTTTCAAAGTTCCCATCAGTCGCGTAAAAAAAGCGGGTAAACTCGTACCCGGAAAACTGTTAACTTTTAAAGCGAACGTTTTTAGTCATAAAAGAGGATGGGCAACTGGTCCTTTATTAGTAGACGCTAAGGGTAAGAGTATACAAGATCCAAGAAAAGCGTCACGTAACTACCCTGGACTAAATTATAGCAAATATTGTAGTTCATTCTGTGTTAAGAACAGAGGGATCAAGGTCGGACACACTCACACCAAAGTCACCCAAAAGGTTAGATAAATCCATTTCATTTTCTATATCAAACAATATGTCGAGTGCGTCGAAAATAAAGTCGTCGTTTAGGGATACCGTATTCGATGTAGTTTCGAGTAAATTGTGTACTGTAATTTGTACTCTGAAGTTCCCACCGTCAAATATTTTTCTACACACGGGACACGTTTGTTTTCCTCTATCTTTCCAATTTTGTAGACAATGCGAATGAAATAAGTGTCCACACCGTATTGGTGTATTTGACCTTGTTTGCCTTACCTCGTTGAGACATATGGCACACTGTGTCATTCTCTACAGAACTTAAAGAAGTTTAAATTTGAAATTTACCGTACCCACCCACGTTAGTAAATGTTTGGTACTTTAAGAAGCGCTTTGTCACACGATCCACACTTTTCCGTACCCTGTAAATCTTGAACTGGTTTCAAAAGTTCGGGTCCTTTCTCTTG